GAAGCACGACTACAAGACAAAGCACGCGGTGAAGTACCTCGGGAACCCGAACCCGGACTACCCGTGCAAGAACTGGTCGAGCGTGATGATCTTCAACTGCGCCAGCTACCCCAATCGCTGCCTAACGCCTGACTATGTGCGGAGCCAGCCGGGAAGCCACCTACACCGCTTTGAGTGGATCGCGGACAAAGACATGGTGGGAAGCCTGCCGCCCGAGTGGAATCATCTGGTAGGCGAGTATGAGAAGCCCCCGGAGACCCCGGCCTGCCTGCACTACACAATCGGCATCCCAAGCTTCAGCGAGTTCGCCCAATGCGACTACTCGCGGGAATGGCATGAGCAGCACTACAACGCTAATCAACCATGAACCTAGACAGCATCAGGCACTTGTGGCCTGTCGTCCAATCTAGCCCCTGGGCTGCTACTGGCGAAACTTATGAGTCCCTTGCCATAGACGAGTTCGTTCGGTTCCGCCGCGCACAAGGCGACACATTAGAGGCGATAGGGAAAAGGTTGAATTTGTCTAGGGAGCGCGTCAGGCAGCGCGAGTGGCCGAACCGCCTTAAAAAGCGGTTTGGAACAAACGAGCAGCCAAGCCTTAACAAACTACTTTTCTACGCCACCGAAATAACCAAACCCTAGACCAACCCACAAGGGAGTCTGTATGACCGCAGAAGAAAAGTTCGCCCAAGTTAGCCAGCCCATTGATGCGCCGTTCCTTTCGCTGTCCGAAAGGCAGGCCATTGCAGATGATCAGCATTCTCCGAGAGCGGATGTGTCGGAAAATCAACACATTGCCCAAGTATCTTGAGCGCCGCAGTAGGAAACCAATACGCCGCCCGTGCAAGGGTATGGCGTGATGCCATTAACCGCGCCCTAGAGAAGCGTTCGGGCGTTGATCGCATGAAGGCGATTGACGAACTGGCAGAGAAACTCTTAGCCAAGTGCGACGAGGGCGACATGCAAGCCCTGAAAGAGTTTGGCGACCGGATAGAGGGCAAGCCAGCCCAGCCGATCACAGGGGATGAGGATGCTCCCTTGCGTGTCATAGGCCGCATTGAGCGCGTAATCATTGACCGCACTAAGGATTGAAACGCCGCGAGTATTCGCGCCGCTACTAGGCCCGTCCCGTTACAAGGGGGCGCACGGAGGCAGGGGATCTGGCAAGTCTCACTTCTTTGCCGAAGCCCTAATCGAAGAGAGCCTAGCCGAGCCGGGTAACTCCGGTGGCGAGGGGCTTAGGTCAGTCTGTATCCGCGAGGTGCAGAAAGACCTCAAGGAATCGTCTAAGCGGCTTCTGGAAGACAAGCTGCAATCGCTAGGGCTTGGGGAGCGGGACGGCTTCAAAGTGTTCCTAGACCGCATAGAAACGCCCGGAGATGGCTTAATCATCTTCAAGGGGATGCAGGACTACACCGCCGAGTCGATCAAGTCTCTGGAAGGCTTCAAGCGGGCATGGTGGGAGGAGGCGCAGACGGCTTCAGCCCGTTCCCTGTCCCTATTGCGTCCTACGATCCGCGCTGACGGCTCAGAACTGTGGTTTAGCTGGAACCCGAGGCGGAAGACTGACCCGGTGGATGTGATGTTTCGTGGCGGGGAGTTGCCGACAGGAGCCGTGGTGGTTAGGGCTAACTGGTCGGACAATCCGTTCTTCCCGAAGGTCTTGGAGCAGGAGCGGCTTGACTGCCTCAGGCTTACCCCGGAGCAGTACGACCACATATGGGATGGCGGATATGCCACGATCTTGGAAGGCGCGTACTTCGCCGCATACCTCGCTGAAGCCAAGCGGGACGGGCGGATAGGCAAGGTTGCCCGTGATCCTCTGATGGCGCTGCGGATATTCGTGGACATTGGCGGGACGGGTGCTAAGGCCGATGCCTTCGCCATGTGGGTGGCTCAGTTCGTTGGCAAGGAAATCCGAGTCCTGAACTACTACGAGGCCCAAGGGCAACCCTTGGAGACTCACGCCGCCTGGTTGCGCGAGAACGGCTACGGGCCGGGTAAGGCGCAGGTATGGCTCCCCCATGACGGGGCGACGAACGAGAAGATCATCGACGCGAGTTTCCAGAGCGTATTCACCGCGATGGGCTACAGCGTGACGGTGGTGCCGAACCAAGGCAAGGGTGCTGCAAAGGCGAGGATTGAGGCGGGACGCAGGCGTTTCCCGCAAATCTGGTTCAACGAGGCCACGACCCAAGGCGGCAGGGATGCGTTGGGCTGGTATCACGAAAAGAAGGACGAGCAGCGCGGTATCGGGCTTGGGCCTGAACACGATTGGGCCTCACACGGGGCCGATGCGTTTGGCCTGATGTGCGTGTCCTACAACGAACCGAAGACGGGTAAGCCAATCAGCTACCCCAAAAACACAGGAATCATATGAGCATAGCCGACACACAACGCACGAAGGACTTGGAGCGCAAGCTTGAGGCGCTAGAGAACCGTGTGCTTATGCTTGAGATGCAGAAGCGGCCTGTGGAGGCCGTTGGCACGTTTGCTGAGCAACTTGCCGAGAAGTCGCGCAAGACCATCACATTGCGGGGTCGCGCAGCGTGAGCGAGATGGAATACGCCTCTGAGAAAGAGGATTCCGTGAAGAAAGCTCCGAAGAAAGGGGCCATGACCGAGCGCGAACTGCTGTCCATCGTTGACGCGCAGGAGAAGCGCGCTCTTGGTTACGGTGACGGCGAACTGTCGCACCAGCGGCAGGACGCGCTGCGTTATTACAACGGCGAACTTTTGGGCAACGAGGTCGAGGGGCGCAGCCAGGTCGTAACCACAGAGGTCTTCGATACCGTCGAGTGGATTCTGCCGTCCCTGCTCAAAGTGTTCACGGCAAGCGATAAGGCTGTCGAGTTTGAACCCGAGCGTCCTAGCGACGAGAAGGGCGCGAAGCAGTCCACCACGGCATGTAATTACGTCTTCTATCGCCAGAACCCCGGCTTTACCGTCCTGTACACGTTTTTCAAGGACGCGCTGCTCGAGAAGAACGGCTATGTCGAGGTCTATTACGACAAGTCCGACCGGAAGCGCAAGGAGCAGTATCAAGGGCTGTCCCGCGAACAGTTGATCCAGTTGGTCAACACGGACGGCGTTGAACTGCTTGCCGCTACCTCCTACCCTGACCCCACGTTCCAGCCGCAGTCGATGGGCGGGATGCAGCCTGACCCGATGGCGCAGGGCGTGGCCCAAGCCGTAGCCCCTGACCTGTATGACGTACAGATCGAGGTTGAAGAAGAGCATGGGCGTGTCTGTGTTGAAAACGTCGCGCCCGAGGAGATGCTGGTCGATGTGTCCCATAAGGAAGTTGACCTGTCCAATGCAAACTTCGTGGCCCGTCGCTTCCAGAAGACGATCAGCCAGTTGGAAGAGTTGGACTACGACACCAGCGAGATTGTCACGACGAGCGCGGAAGGTGCCGAGGTAGAGACTTCGGGCGAGTTCCAGGCGCGTAAGCTATTCAACGAGGAACGGCTCTACACCGACACGGACTCTGAAGACCGTGCCATGCGTAAGGTGTGGGTGACAAAAGCCTTCATCCGCGTGGACTATGACGGTGACGGCGTTGCTGAACTGCGCCGCGTTGTGCGGGTCGGGAATGTGGTCTTGGAGAACGAGGAAACGGACGTAATCCCGTTTGCTGCGTGTACTCCAATCATCCAGCCGCACCGCCACATTGGGAAGTCCATCGCTGAGATCGTGATGGAAATCCAGAAGATCCGCACGACGCTCACCCGTCAGATGTTGGACAACATCTATCTGACAAACAGCCCCCGGATGTCGGTGCAATCGACCCCTGAAGGCGCACCGCTTGCGAATCTGGACGATTTGCTGACGGTGAGGCCGGGTGGCGTGGTGAGGCATTGGGGCAGTCAGGCACCGACCCCGCTTGTGATCCCGTTCATGGGCAACAACGGCATCCAGGCTTTGGAGTACATGGACACGGTTCTTGAGAACCGCACGGGCGTTACCAAGTACAACCAAGGGCTAGATGCGAACAGCCTGAACAAGACCGCGCACGGTATCTCGGCAATCATGAGCGCCAGCCAGCAGCGGCTTGAACTGATTGCGCGGATCTTCGCTGAAACTGGTGTCAAGCAGATATTCAAGCTGATTCAGCACTGCCTCATGCAGTATCAAAATAAGGCGATGATTATTCGCCTGACGGACGAATACGTTGAAGTAGACCCGCGAGAGTGGTCGCAGGGTTATGACATGGTTATCAACGTGGGTCTTGGGACGGGCGATAAAGACCAGCAGTTGCAGCATTTGATGACGATGGCGCAGGCGCAGTTCCAGTTCTTGCAGATGGGCGCTCCGATTGTGACGATGGACAACATCTACAACACGCAGGCGAAGATCGCGGAGAACGCGGGCTTTAAGAACACCGAGGAATTCTGGACTGACCAGAAGCAAGCGGGGCCGCAACAGCAGGCACCAGACCCGGCACAGCAGGCCGCGCAACAACAGGCGCAGGCTGACCAGCAGAAGATGCAGCTAGAGGCCGCGAAGATGCAGCAGCAGGCGCAGCAGGCCCAACAGCAGGCGCAGATGACCGCCCAGCTTGAACAGATCAAGCTTCAGGCCGCGCAGCAGACCGAGCAGATGAAGCTACAGGCGCAGGCGCAACTAGAACAGATGCGTATGCAGGCGGAAGAGGCCAAAGCCGCGCAAGAGGCCCAATTGAAGGCTTTCGAATTGCAGCAGAAGGAAGCCTTTGACCGTTGGAAGGTTGAAGAGGACAACGCCACCAAGGTGCTGATTGCCGAGATTGGTGCGGACGCGAAGGCTTCGGCTCCTAGCCCTGACGGTTCGCCCGCTCCCAAGCGCACAAGCCACGTTGATAGGGTTGCCGAGTCTGTTATTCAGAGGCTTGCCCCTGCTCTAGACCAGCATAACCAGACGATTGCTATGCACGGTCAGGGAGTACAACAGATCGCGCAGGCGCTATCGCAGGTAGCAGGAAGGGTGCAGGGCATGGGCGCAAAGGATGTGGTTCGAATGGAGCGTGTAAAGGGTGCTGATGGGCGGTTGTCTGGTGTTCGCAAGCATCACGCCGATGGTAGCGTTACGGAAGTGGCGGTGGCCTGATGGCGCTATCAATAACTCACTCGACCGCAGCCGACGCAACGTTCAGCGCCTCGGGCGCAACGGCATGGAATGCAACGCACACGCTGACGGGGCAGGTTGATCTTGCAACGCAGGTAACGGGAAATCTCCCTGTAACCAACCTAGGCAGCGGGACATCGGCTTCTGCGTCTACGTTCTGGCGTGGTGATGGTTCGTGGGCCACGCCTTCGGGTGGTGCGGCCCTGTCGGGGATCACGGCTGCAACCGGGGCGAATACGCTTGCCAGCGGGAACAACCATTCGCAGATATGGAATTGGGCGCTGACTAGCGACAGCGTGATCGCTCACGTTCTTGGCGAGACTACGGCGGCGACGGGCGGGACAAGTACAAGTGGTGTTCCGAACCAAGCTATTCTTAAACTGGCTACGTTGGCAGCAAGCACGGCATCCCCGCTTACTGTGTACGAAAGGGGGGCGCACGTTTTCAGTGTAAGTCCGAGTACGGCGCAAATTCTCGGGGCAGATGGGGCGTTTAACCTTCCTCTCTATAGTTTCGCTGGCGCAAGCACGATGGGCATGTCACGCAACAGCACCACGTTACGTCTTACTGCGGGCACTTCCGGTCTTGTTCAGTGTCTCGATACTGCTGGCAATTCGTCTGCTACGTTTGGAACCACGCAAGCGTCGATAGCTGCTGGAACTGCGGCGACTCCAGGATTGACCGACCTTACCAATGCGAACTCTGGACTATTTTTCGGCAGCGGATTTTTAGGTATTACGTCAACCAGTGTTGAAAACTCCAGATTTGCAGGGACTACTGGTTCGCAAAGCTGGCAAGCATCTAACGCGGGGGCAGTAACAACTGCATACGCACTGAACTTCCGCAAGTCACGCGGAACCGTAGCCAGCCCCACTGTAATTACCACTGGCGACACTCTAGCGACGATCAGCGGGTATGGCTATCTTGGTGCGACGAACACCTACCGCGAAACTGCGCGGCTCCAATTCGACAGCGCCGGGACGATCAGCGATGCGACTACTGGAATCGGTAGCGTCATCACGTTCTACGGCAAGACGCAGGGCACGGATGTTACTCCGCAGCCTGCAATGACAATCGCTGGTGGATCGACCGCCACGCTGCAACTGAACGGCACGGGCATGTTCACTGCGAACAACACGGTTGCAACGGAAATAACGGCACTTGGCCCGACCGGAGCAAATACTACAGTGCAGGAGTGGCTGACCATCAAAAACGCAGCAGGAACTACGAGGTACATCCCATGCTTCTAATCCAGCCTGTGACGGTGAGCGCATGGCCGTCCACGGAAACAGCGGATCGCGCCGTGATTACGAATATCTCCATCAACACGGATGCGGTGGCGGCGGCGGA